TCCATCCGTGCTAGACATCTCAACACCCTGAGGAGCCTGAAGCATGTCCACCCCCATTGAGTTCATGGAGACCGACGAACTGCTGCACGAACTGAAGAAGCGGTTCGATGAGATCATGTTCATCGGTTTCCGCGCCAAGTCCAAGTCCGAGGACAACTACAGCATCTGCGTGAAGTCCACGATGCACGGGTCGTTCGGCCTGATCGAGATCCTGAAGCGGGCGGCAGAAGCCCAGTCGGAGGAGTGATGGCGAAGAAGAGGACGACACTGCTGATCGACGGGGACATACTCGTCTACTCCATCTGCTCGGCCACCGAGTACGTGGCACGGTTCGATGACGAGACGGACGTGGCCTTCTGCAACATCAGCGAGACCCTGGATGTCTGCGACTCCATGGTCAAGTCCTGGATGGACAAGTTGAATGCCGAGTTCTGCGTCCTGGGGTTCACGGGCAAGGACAACTTCCGCAAGGGCATCTACCCCGCCTACAAGGCCCACCGCAAGGCCTGCCGCAAGCCCTGTGGGTACAAGGCAGTCAAGCAGCGCCTGGGGGAGCGGTATGCGGTCAAGGAGGAGCCCACCCTGGAGGGAGACGACATCATCGGCATCCTGCAGACCGAGGGCACCTACAACAACAGCGTCATCGTTTCCAGCGACAAGGACCTGAACTCCATCCCTGGGTGGATCTGGAACCCTGACAAGGACGACCAGCCCCGGTTGATCACTCCCAACGAGGCCCGGAAGAACTGGCTGACGCAGACGCTGACGGGAGACAAGACGGATGGTTACCCCGGGCTGGAAGGGGTGGGCCCGGTAAGTGCGGCCAAGATCCTGAAGGAAGGGACCTGGGCCGAGGTCAAGGCAGCCTACGAGGCGCACGGATACAACGAGGAATATGCCCTGGTACAGGCCCGCTGCGCCCGGATCCTGCACCACGGCGAATACGACTGGGACACCAAGAAGGTCAAACTATGGACACCATGAATCGAACCCGCCTGCTGGCAATCCACAAGGAACTGACGGATGAGGCCCGGGCTTTGTCCGAGCGGAAGAACCACGACTACTCGGGAGGCAAGGACGACTCGCACCCGTTCCTGAACTTCACTCGGTGCGAGGCCATGGGCATCTGCAAGACCGAGGCGGGCATCATGGTCCGTCTGACCGACAAGATGTCCCGGCTGTCCACCTTCATCACCACGGGGGAGTTCAAGGTCAAGGACGAGGCCGTCAAGGACACCGTGCTGGACGTGATCAACTACGTCATCATCCTGTACGCCTACATCCAGAGCAAGAAAAATGAGCAATGAGTACGCATCTAAGGAAGTCAAGTTGGTCCCATATGTCCCGGTTCCTCCGATCAGCCGGGAGATGATTGCTTTCCTTGACGCCAACTTTCCAGAACGCTGTGCCGACCTCAAGGATGGTCTCCCAGAGATCTACCACCGGGCAGGCCAGCGTTCCGTAGTTCGCTACCTGATCCGCCTCTTCGAGGAACAGAACGAAAATGTGCTTTAGCCGACCCTCCGCGCCGCCACCGCCTCCCCCGGTGAAACTGCCCAACGCCCCCATGATCCCGAACATCGTGTCCCCGGGCATCACCCAGGCTGGACCTCGGGCTCCCAAGGAGGCACCGATGGAGAACCCCCTCCTGATGCGCCGTGGCAAGCGTGGTCTGGTCATCCCCACCGAGAAGGCGTAACCAATGGCCGACACTGGCAAGGCCCTGTACCTGAGGCTGGAGAACCAGCGATACCCGTACCTGGAACGGGCCAGGGACTGCTCCCGTCTGACCTTGCCCCACCTGATTCCTGACGAGGGGGACAAGACCGCCTACAAGTTCCCCACCCCGTACCAGGCCGTGGGTGCCCGTGGCGTGAACAACCTGGCGTCTGCGCTCCTGCTGTCCCTGCTGCCGCCGAACGCCCCCTTCTTCCGCTTCATCATCGACCCCAAGGCTGCCCGGAACCTGGACGCCATGTCCCCCCGGGCCCGCAGCGAGGCCGAGCAGAGCCTGTCCGAGATGGAGCGGACGGTGATGAAGGAGATCGAGGCCCAGAACATCCGGGTGGCCCTGTTCGAGGCCCTGAAGCAACTGATCGTCGCCGGGAACGTCCTGGTCTACTTCCCGGATGACGGCCCGATGCGTGTCCTCCGGCTGGATCGGTACGTGGTCAAGCGTGACCCGATGGGCCATGTGCGGAAGATCGTCATCAAGGAGAACGTGGCTCCTTCGGTCCTGCCTCCCGAGGCTGCCGCCATTGCCAAGACCTGCATGTGCGCCCATGAGGACACGGTGGAGATCTACACCTGCTGCCACGTCCTCCAGGATGGCAAGGTGGAGGTCTACCAGGAGATCGGCGGGGTCATCCTCCCGGACTCCATGTCCACCTACCCTGCCGAGCGCAGCCCGTTCCTGGCCCTGCGTATGCACCGGGTGGACGGCGAGGACTACGGTCGTGGCTACGTGGAGCAGTACTTCGGGGACCTGGTGTCCCTGGACAGCCTGTCGAAGAGCATCGTGGAAGCGGCTGCGGCCATGGCCAAGGTGCTGTTCCTGGTCAACCCCACGGGCAGCACCCGGTCCAAGAAACTGGCACAGAGCCCCAACGGGGCCATCATCGAGGGCAACGCCCAGGACGTGACCGTTCTGCAGGTTCAGAAGGCCGCCGACCTGAGCGTGGCCCTGAACACGATGAACGCCATCAACGAGCGCCTGAGTTACGCCTTCCTGCTGACCGAGGCCTCGATCCGAAATGCAGAGCGTGTCACCGCCGAAGAGATCCGGCTGGTCACCCAGAGCATCGAGCGTCAGTTGGGCGGCATCTACAGCCTGCTGTCCCAGGAGTTCCAGTTGCCCCTGGTCAACCGCATCATCGACCGCCTGACCAAGGCGCGGAAGATGCCGAAGATCGACAAGAACTTCATCACCCCGACCATCGTCACCGGAATCGACGCCCTGGGCCGAGGCAATGACCTGAACCGCCTGGATATTTATCTCCAGGGAATTGCACAGGTTCTGGGTCCAGGAGGCATTCAGCAGTATATTGATTTCCGTGAATACCTGAATCGCCGTGCGGCTTCGCTCGGAATCGACACGGCGGGTCTTGTGAAGACGGAAGAGCAGATCGCCCAGGAACAGCAGATGGCAATGCAACAGCAGATGCTGGCCATGGCCGGACCTCAAGCCGCCAAGACCACGGGCAACATGATCGAGCAGCGGATGCAGCAACAGTAATGTCAAACCACCAGCAAGTCAGTATCGTTCGTGACACGGCGGAATCCAACAGGGAGACCGATGCCCTGCAGGCCGCCATGGAATCGCAGACCCAGCAGGACCCGGTCACCGCAGCCCCCGAGTCGTCTCGGCCTGAGTGGCTGCCGGAGAAGTTCAAGGATCCGGGTGAACTGGCCAAGGCCTACTCCGAACTGGAGCGCAAGGTCGGTGGCAAGCCCTCGGACTTCTCGTCCCTGGACCAGTACTCCAAGGAGTTCGCGGAGAACGGGGACCTGAGCGAGGAGTCGATCAAGGCCATCACCTCCATGGGTCTCCCGGAGCCCCTGGTTCGTGCCTACGTGGACGGCCAGAAGGCTCTGCTTGACACCAACGTCAACACGGTCATGCAGGCTGCCGGAGGCCAGGACCAGTACCAGGCCATGGTCGAGTGGGCCGGGAACACCTTCCCCGAAGACGAGATCGACGCCTTCAACAACATCATCGAAGGCGGAAACATGAATGCCATCAAGATGGCCGTGGCTGGCCTGAAGGCCCGGTTCGAGCAGAGCAACGGAACCCAGGGTCGTCTGATCCAGGGCGAGGTCTCTGGTCCCTCCGGTGGTGCCTTCCGCAGCGTTGCCGAGATCGTTGAGGCCATGAAGGATCCCCGGTATGCAAAGGACCCCGCGTACCGCAAGGATGTCGAACAGCGGGTCGCTCTTTCCAACGCACTCGGAGTCCAGAACCGATGACCAAGCCCAAGAACTTCAAGACCACCGCCCTTGGCGTGGCCACCATCCTGACCGCCCTTTCCTCGGCAGCCATTGCCCTGCTTGACAACGACCCGGCGACCGTCTTCGACATTGCCTCGGTCATTGCCGCCTGCACGGCTGGTCTGGGCCTGATCCTGGCCAAGGACGCCAAGGAGTGATCGGTTGGGTCGAGCAGTTGGTAACGGCAATCCTGAAGTTTCTTGAACGAATCGCTTCTAAGGAAACCTATGCCAAGAATGCTGATCCGACTGCTGGCGGGATTCGTGATCGCTTCCACCGCCGGGTGCGGGACCACCGTGATCGTGGTGCCCCAAGGAACCCCGGTCCAGTTGGCTGAACCCGTCAAGGCCCACGTGTTCGTGGTGCAGCAGGACGGTACTCGGGTAAAATCGGTGAACCGTATTGAGATCCCTGCCGGATGGTGGGCGGCTCATGTACCAGAACCTGATCCGGTTCAACCGTAATCAAGAACCTCTCGGAGAAATCCGGGGGGTTCAATTCTTTCCCCAGGCTTGAGATGGGCCGGGGAGGTGTCTGCAATGTCGGCCCCTTGCGAGGGACAACCACGGCGCGGCATTCATCCATCTAATCAACACACGCTTTCTTTCTAGGAAACAACAATGCCTGACTTTGTGAATCCCTCGCGTCTCGGCCAGGTCAACCTGGCTGGTGATGCCGATGCCCTCTTCCTCAAGGTGTTCTCCGGGGAAATCATCACCACGTTTGAAAAGTACAACGTGATGATGCCCCTCCACCGCGTCCGCACCATCGCCAGCGGCAAGTCTGCCACGTTCCCTGTGACGGGCGTTGCCTCGGCTCGCTACCACGTTCCGGGTGAGTCGGTCCTCGCCGAGGCCACGGGCACCAGCCTGTTCGCCGCCAGCGCCTCCGCTGGTTCGCCGACGACCTCCTTCGATTCGGGCAACAGCCCTGCCTCGAAGTACCTCAGCCGCTTCAAGCACAACGAGAAGGTCGTCTTCATCGATGACGTTCTCGTCAGCAGCGTGTTCGTGGCCGACATCGATGAGATGAAGAACCACTATGACGTGCGTTCCATCTACTCGACGGAGATCGGTCGGGCCCTGGCCTACACCGCCGACAAGAACCTGATCCGCAGCGTGATCGCTGGTGCCCGCAAGACCACTGATCGCTTCGGTGGCTCGGACGCAGCCTTCCTCGGCGCACAGCAGGGCCTTGGTTCGACGGGTGCCACGGCCATCGACGGCCTGTTCAAGGTTGCCCAGAAGATGGACGAGGCCAACGTGCCCAGCGAGGATCGTTATGCCGTGGTTCCCCCCTCGGTGTACTACGCGCTGGTGAACGAGGGCACCGAGGCCATCAACCGCGATTACGGCAACGAGGGCAACGGTTCGACCGCCTCGGGCATGATCATGCGCGTTGCTGGCATCCAGATCCTGAAGAGCAACCACCTCCCGACCGCGAACGAGTCCTCGACCCAGGATGCACTGCACGGTGCTGATGGCGTCAAGAACGATGTCTCGGGCACCTCGGGCGCTGGTTACTCGGGTCTCAACTACACCACCAACAAGGGCATCGCCTTCCAGCGTGAGGCTCTTGCCACGGTGAAGTTGCTCGACCTGGCCGTGGAGTCGGAGTACCAGATGGACCGTCTTGGCACCCTCATGCTTGCCAAGTACGCCATGGGTCACAACGTCCTCCGCGAGGAGTGCTGCTTTGAACTGACCTCGGCTTCCGTCTGAGCCGCAGGTTCACCCCTGAGTTGAGAGAGGGGGTGGTTCCCTTAGTTGGGTTCCACCCCCTCTTTTCTTTGAGGTTCCCCCATGCCTCTGTCAAAGACCACGAAGATCCAGGCGATCAACACCATGCTGTCCACGGTGGGAGAACCTCCGATCAACTCGCTGGCGGCACAACGGGCCGATGCCCTGATTGCCCAGAACATCCTGGACGAGATCAGCCGAGAGGTCCTGACCTACGGCTGGCAGTTCAACACCGACGAGAAGGTTTCCCTGGTTCCCGACAGCAACACCGGGTTCATCTACGTGCCGGACACCGTGGTCCGCGTGGACATGCCCCGGGAGGAATACGAGTACGACATCGTCGTCCGTGGGAACCGCCTGTACAACCGCAAGACGAACTCCTACGTGTTCTCGGGTCCCATCAGCGTGACCCAGATCTACCTGATGGACTTCGACCAGATGCCGGAGTCGGCCAAGCGGTACATCACCATTCGGTCTGCCCGCGTCTTCCAGGACCGCATGGTCGGCTCGGAGAAGCATCACGCCTTCACCCTGAGGGACGAGATCGCCGCCCTGGCCACCATGAACGAGTTCGAGAATGACGTTGGGGACTACACGATCTTCGATTCTCCTGACGTGTACCGGACCTTCCTGCGCCAGGGCTCCTACCGGGTCTACTGATGCCTCTCCTGACCTCCCCGCTCCAGAACCTGATCGGTGGCGTTAGCCAGCAGCCTGCGGCCATTCGTGCGGCCAACGAGGCTGAGGCCATCGACAATGCAGTCCCGTCTCCCGTGGAAGGCCTGACCAAGCGCCCACCCACGGAGATGGTCACTGCGGTCACCTCCAACGGCTCGACGCTCCGGCACATCAACACCAATCAGTCGGTCTTCATCCACCTGATTGAGCGGGACGAGACGGAGAAGTACCTGCTGTGCGTGACCGAGGCCGGGGACATGGACATCTTCGACCTGGCGGGGAACCGAAAGACCCTGTACCAGGATGTCGTGAGCGGAAGTCCCGTTACCCTGGGTGCCGCCACCAAGAGCCAGCGCAAGGCCCTGACCATCGGTGACGTGACGTTC